ATCTGTAATGTTGTGGCATGGGATTATTTGACCGCAAAGTAAGCAAGGCCGCCATCAGTCCAGCGCCTGCTAAAGCGGCAGCTGCTGGTGCAATGAGTCCAGGCTATAACAGCAGCAATGTCGGCAAGAACATGATCGGTCAGTATTACACCTACCAAGAAGGTCAACTACGAGCAGCAGCAATTTCAATCCCAGCGATCTCACGCGCACGCGATCTACTTGCATCAGTGATCGGCTGCATGCCATTGCAGATGTACAACGAAATGTGGAACGGCGAAGAAATGGAACGCGTTTATATTGCGCCGCGCACTTGGCTGCGCCGTCCAGACCCGACTGTGCCTTACAACTTTCTGATGAGTTGGACTTTTGACGACTTGTATTTTTATGGGCGCGCATTCTGGTACATCACCAGCCGCACCGCTGACGGCTTCCCAGCAACCTTTACTCGACTACCAGCAGGCTCAGTTACCACAACAGACATGGCTGGCCCCGTATGGTTTGCACCATCATCGCAGGTGTACTTCCAAGGTGGAGAAATTGACCCGAAGAACTTAGTGCAATTCTTGTCGCCAACACAGGGCATGGTTTATTCATCGCAGGCCGCAATCGAAACAGCGATCAAGATTCAAGACGCAAGGGCCAGAAACGCCAGCTCAAGCATTCCCGCGGGAGTCCTGAAACAAACTGGTGGCGAGCCGCTAAGCGCACAAGAACTTGCCGATCTTGCAGCTGCATTTAATCAAGCGCGCGCAACTAATCAGACCGCCGCGCTAAACGAGTTTTTATCTTACGAACCGACAACAATGTCGCCAGACAAGATGCTGCTCATCGAGTCGGCAAACTACAGCGCACTAGAAACTGGTGGACGGATCGGCAATGTGCCGCCATATCTGATCGGCGTTTCGACCGGGTCTTACTCGTACCAGTCATCGCAACAGGCGCGCATGGACTTGCTGTTCTTTGGTGTGAAACTTTACGCCGACGCAATAGCAGAAACATTGTCAATGAACAATGTGCTGCCGAACGGCACTTTTGTTGCCTTCGATTACGAGTCATACCTTGAAGAGAATTATTTAGCAGACAAAATGGAAACACCAACAGAAGAAAACACGCAAGAGGAGATCGCAAACTCATGATCAGATTTACCGCACCATCTGTCAGCATCGACGCAGCAGCAGGCGACGGCACACCATCACGAACCATCACGGGCATCGCCGTGCCATACGGTGTGGCAGCAACTGTCTCGGACGGTACAGCCGTAACCTTTGAGCAGGGCAGCCTGCCAGTCGAGGGCAAAGCCCCACGGCTCTACATGAACCACGACAGCAATCAGGCCATCGGCATTGTTACCGAGCGCGTCGATACCGCTGAGGGCATGTTGTTTAGTGCCAAGATCAGCAAGACCGCGGCAGGCGACGAAGCCTTGCAGCTGGCCCTTGACGGCGTACTTGACTCGGTATCTGTTGGCGTAAACCCAACAAAGACCCGAGCAAACGAAGACGGCTCAATCACCGTCCTTGCTGCCGACTGGATCGAGTTGTCGATGGTTCCAGTCCCAGCCTTCGCTGGCGCAGTCATTACAGATATTGCTGCCAGTATCCACCACGAACCCGAAGAGACCGACAATAATGAAATACAAGAACCCACAGAGGAGACAGAACCCATGTCAGAAGTAACAGTCCCAGCAGTCGAGGCAACCATCCCAACCGCTGCAATTCCAGCACAACCTAAGCGCGAGTTTAAGTTGCCAAACGCAGGCGAGTTTATGGCTGCCTACCACATTGGTGGCGACACTTTCCACAACATGAACAAGGCAGTAGCAGAGTACACCGCATCAAAGCGCACTGCACTTGAAGCAGCGGCTGGCGATGTCTTAACTTCTGACACACCCGGCTTGCTCCCAGTGCCCGTTTTGGGGCCGCTTGTACAGGACCTTAATTTTCTTCGCCCTGTAGTCGAGGCAGTTGGCGCTCGCGCTTATCCAGATGGCGGACGCTCAAAGACTTTTACTCGTCCAACGATCACCACGCACACCAGCGTTGCATCACAGGCCACTGAATTGTCGGCAGTTTCGGCAACCACAATGGTCATTGCCGCAAACTCGGTTACAAAAACTACGCTGGCTGGTCAAGTGAGTTTGAGTGCTCAAGATATTTCGTTCACGAACCCAGCGGCAATGCAGCTGATCTTGAATGACTTGATGGGCGAATACATGATCGCTTCTGACAACTTGGCAGCAGACAACATGCTTAGCGCAGCAACATCATCTGGCGTATGGGACGGCACTGTTGCCGACTTGCTCAAGAGTGTTTACGACTCGGCAAGCGACATCTCATCCAACCGCAACTGGCTGCCAACCCACATGTTCGTGTCAGTCGATGTCTGGGCGCAACTCGGTCAGCTCGCAGACACAACGGGCCGTCAAATCTTCCCGTTAATCGCCAACGGTCTCAGCGGATACAACGCCGCAGGATCGCAAAGCGCAACTTCATGGAACGGCAACCCACTCGGCTTGCAGCTTGTAGTTGACAGCAACTTCGCTGCCAAGACAATGATTATCACCCGAGTCGGTCAAGGCCAAGGCGATGCGTACGAGTTCTACGAGTCCATTCAAGGCCTGTTGAGCGTTGACACGCCATCTACTTTGGGCAAGACAATGAGCTTCCACGGCTATGTCTCAACCTTTGCTGCAATCTCTGGAATGATCCGCAAGATCACACAGGCCTAGTCGAGAGCGGAGCATCCGCTCATGGCTGTTTACAGCGTTACACAAAAGTATCTAATTGATGATTACGCCGTACTGCAACTTCTGACCCCATCGGAAATTGCAGTCGGCCAGTCAATTACAGTCGCATCAGTTGATGCAACATTTAATGGCACTTACACTGTCCGCGCATTGCCCCAGTATCTGTACCTTGGTATAGACACTGAGGGCGATCTGCTTTATGACTATGAGCTGCCTGTTGCCAATCAAGTGCTTTATGCCAAGACGGCCAGCGATGTCATTCGTGTGGCAGCTTCTGGCACAGTTACCTACACCCAGACCTGCACATGGGTCACTGCCGCGCAGCTTGTCACTTACCTTGGCGTACAGATCACTAACCCGTCAGACGATTACACGCTGATCACTCAGGCCGTATCTGCTGGCAATGACTTCGCATATCGTCGCCGTCAAGAGGCTGGCTACATCGACAGTCTCACAACCAGTCCGGGTGGGGATGCCACTCTCGGCACACTCATGTACTGCGCGGCCCTCTGGCGCAGCCGTGGCTCACTTGAGAACACCTTTGCATCCTTTGACGGAATGGGCACAGCGCCACAGCAGAGCCTCACACCGATCGTTAAACAGTTGCTTGGCATCGACAGGCCTGCCTGCGCCTAATGGCTTACACAGACGCTCTCAACGGGGCTATCGACGACCTCACGACCACACTTACGGCAGTCACTGGCCTCAGAGTGGTAAATGATCCGACCCGCCTTGTTCCAAATTGCGTTTACATAGATGCGCCGTCCTTTACGACTATCGCTGGCAATGGCAACATCATCCGCATGGACTTCCCGATCAAGGTCATCGGCTCAGGCCCAGCAGGCCTACCAGTCCTACGCAGCATCCTTGACATCGTTAGCAAAGTCCTACTCAGTCCAATCATCGTCATGGCAGGCCGCCCCAGCAACCTAGAAATCGGTGGGCAGCTCTTCCCGTGTTACGACCTCGACTGTGGCATACAAGCACAAAGCGCATAAGGAGAAACATGTACACCATCATTAGCCCACGCCTCGGAACCCCGGGCGATCAGTTCATCCCAGAGGAAGGTGTCAACATTGACGCACTGCTCGACGGCGGCCTGATATCCACCGACACTGCAAAGAAATCATCTAAAGTCAAATCAGAACCCAAGGAGCAATAGACATGGCTATCAGCAGCACTTACCTTTCTAACCCAAGCATCACGATCAACTCGGTTGACTTGTCCGATCAGTGCACAAGCGCGGTCATCAACTATGTGTCGGAACAACTTGAAAATACGACATTCTCAAATACATCAAGGTCGTTCACATCGGGTCTGTACTCGAATACCGTCACCGTAACTCTTTATCAGAGCTACGCAGCAAGCGAGACTGAAGCCAGCATTTACAGCCTTGTGGGCACAACCACGACGCTTGTCTTAAAGCCAAGTTCATCGGCAGTAGGCGCAGCTAACCCGTCGTACACTTTGACGGGCGCTTTCTTGTCGGCACATACACCGATCAACGCTTCGCTCGGCGAACTGTCCACAATTGACCTGACATTTAGCGGTGGCGTTTTAACTAAAGCCGTCGCATGATCTCGCGGCATCAGCCGCTGAGAATTACAAGTAGCAAGACCGCACAAGCGGAGCCTTGCCCGACAAAGGAGAAACTATGAAAGTCAAACTATCTATCGACCTTGGCGACGGTAAGCCAGCGCGTGAGATGACCACCAACATGCTTGCCATCGTTGACTGGGAACGAACAGAGAACCGTCGATCAGCAGACGGCAAAGGCATCGGCTTCAGCGACATGTGCTGCTGGGCATACACACTTTGCAAACTTGCTGGAGACAAAGTGCCAGCCAACTGGCGCGAATGGGTTGCCGAAAACCCTGACATGACCATTACACCTATCAACGAGGTAGCAGACGAGACCCCTTTCATCGAGGGACTTGGCGGCGAAGCCTCTGCGAAGTCCTAGCGTTAACAGGCTTCTGGCCAAAGGAGATCGAGTTCACTATGCGAGACCTGAACACTGTCACCTATGTGCTTGAGCAGATGCACCGTAAGAAGTAACCATGCCTGTCTCTCACAGCGTCGAAGTAGTCGGTCTTAAAGAAACGATCAACGCTTTACGCAAGATCGACCCACAGCTGCAAAAGGACTTTAAGGCTGACGCGACAGCGATCGCACAGCCAGCCATTCAGGCTGCAAAACTTGCATACAGCCAATTCCCGTTGTCGGGCATGGCGCGCAAGTGGTCTGATCGAGGCCGCAAGATATTCCCGTTTACGATCTCGGGCGCACAGTCTGGCGTGAAGATGCGCTTTGACACTCGACGCAACGCTGTTGGCGTAATCCTGATAGAGCAAAAGAACGCAGCGACAGCAGTGTTTGAGGGTGCAGGCCGCAAAGACACCAACCGTTTAGGCACATCACTTGACTCGGTCAGCTCTGAGCGCGGCTTTGCAATGGCGATGCCGGGTAGAACTCGACTGATCGGCCCAGCGGTCTATAAAGCTCGACGCGGTATTGAGTCTGAGATGGAAAAGATGGTGCTCAAGACCATTAACGAAATACAGAAAGACTTGAACTAATGGCACTGTCAATCCCAATCATCAGCGAGTTTCAAGGCGGTGGCGTAGACAAAGCCATTAAACAGTTTCAGCAGCTCGACGGCGTAGGCGCAAAGACAGGCTTCGCACTCAAAAAAGCGTTTCTGCCTGCCACTGCCGCGCTCGGTGCTTTAACTGCTGGCATCGGTCTAGCCACAAAGGCGGCAATGGAAGATGAGGCTGCACAACTTGAACTGGCTCGCCAGTTACGCACCACGACACAGGCCACAGATGCCCAGATCAAGGCCGTAGAGCAATCCATTAGCGCGTTTAGTAAGCAAACCGCAATGGCTGACGATCAGTTGCGCCCAGCCTTGGCGAACCTTGTGCGCGCTACAGGCTCGCTTGAGTTGTCTCAGAAAGCAATGTCGGTCACTGCTGATCTAGCTACTGCCAAAAACATTGACATGGAGACTGCCAGCGTCGCGGTGTCTAAAGCTCTTGCAGGCCAGACTGCTGCGCTGATCAAACTTGACCCATCGCTTAAGGGCGTAATTGACTCGTCCTCGAGCGCCGATGAGATCATGCAGGCACTTAATGGCTCGGTCGGCGGAGCTGCTGAGACCTTTGCCAATAGTGCTGAAGGCGGTCTTAAAAACTTTGGCATCCAGATGGACGAACTAAAGGAAAGCATTGGCGCGGCGTTTATTCCTGTCATGGAGAAACTGCTGCCTTATGTGCTGGACTTTACGACATTCCTACAAGAAAACACAAAGGCGCTGCTTATTGTGATCGGAGCGATCGCAGCCATGACAGCAGCCATCGTTACAGCCAATGTCGCCATGAAGGCATACAACGCGTTCCAGTTAGTCGTTACGGCTGGCAACGCGGTGCTGGCAGGATCGTTTACCACGGTCTCGGCATCGGCTGGCATTTTGACTAAAGGCTTAGGCGTAGTAATGATTACCCTTGCCGCGCTGTACGAGCTGTACCGCGAAGGCCCTCGAGCAATCGCCGAGTTCATGCTGCCGTTTAAGCAGTTTGCTGTCGGCGTATATAACTCGGTCAAGGTAGTTGCCAACGGCATCAATCAAATTATTAACGCCGCGATCATTGGACTGAACCAATTAATTAACGCGCTGAATGTGATACCGGG